GCCCCGGACCGGAGGGCGGCATGATCCATGACGTTCTCCGCTCCCCTCAGCGCCGAGGAGCGGCGCAAGCTCTGGCATCCGCGTGGAACGCTGTGTGCTGTCTGCCGGCAACCCACCCGTGGTTTGGGTTGGTTCGACCCGGTTCGTTCGAGACGGCCCCGGCCATCGGTCTGGTTCTGCTCGATGCCCTGTCAGTCCTATTGGACGCGATTGGCCAAGGAGAGTTTCGCCATGGTTGATCTCACCGACGAAGAACATGCCGCGATCACAACCACCATGAAGCGCATGGCGCTGCTGATGGAGGAGATCGGCTGGGGCACTTCACTGGCCAATCTCTCTGAGGCGCAGGTGCGCTCGCTGATTGAGGAAGCCATCGAAGGCTTCCGGGAAGCCATGTCCGACATCGCAAAGGCGAACGCGCTGGAGGTGCCATTTTGACCTTGGACTTCAACCACAAGCCCAGCTTTGCCGACCGTATCAATGAAGCTGTGGACGGCGCACTCACCGCCGATCAGGCCACGCGGACGCCCCGCGATTATCTTGGAGGGTCCCGCCTCGGTCATGCCTGCGAACGCGCACTGCAATTCGAACTCACGGCAACACACAAGGACGATGGCAAGGACTTCAGTGGCCAGTCGCTGCGCATCTTTGCCATCGGGCATGTCCTTGAAGACCTCGCTGTCGCCTGGCTGAGGCAGGCAGGGTTTGATCTCTTCACCCGCAAGGGCAATCGCCCTGATGGTGGTCAGTTCGGCTTCTCGGTCGCGGGCGGACGCATTCGGGGCCATGTCGATGGCATCATTGCCGATGGCCCCGATGGCTTCGGGCTTGCTGTTCCCGCTCTCTGGGAATGCAAAACCATGAACGCGAAGAACTGGCGGGCCTGCGTCAAGGACGGCGTGACCAAGTCGAAACCGGTCTACGCCGCCCAGATCGCGGTCTATCAGGCTTACATGGAAACGAGCGTGCCCGGCATCAGCACCGCGCCTGCGCTCTTCACGGCGATCAACAAGGACACAGCAGAACTGCACCACGAACTGGTGCCTTTCGACGCCGACCTCGCGCAGCGCATGTCCGACAGGGGCGTGCGGATCCTGCAGGCGACTGATGCGGGCGAGTTGCTGCCTCGCATCGCGACCACGTCCGACTTCTTCGAATGCCGCTTCTGTCCGTGGTCTGACCGCTGCTGGGGGTTGCCCGTATGAGCGACGACAGCATCCTGCATTTCAACCCGTGGATGGACTTCAACGACGGCCCACCGTCTGGTAACCCCTTTGGCTGCGATCCCGAACCAGAGCAGGTCGCCATCTTCCTCGACACGGTGTTTAGCTGGTGTGAGGGGCTCATCCCGCTGAGGGGCTTTGTCGACAAAGGGCAAGGCCGGGATGGCAAACCGCATAACATCTGGATCTCGGCCGACGACACCGCGCCCGAAAAACTCGCAACCTTCGCTGCCTGGGCAAACCGCGAGGGCGCGGCTGTCTATGTTATCCCGGGCACAGTTGCCGAGCAGGGACAGGCCCGTGCCGCAGATGTTCTGCAGATGCAGGCCATTATTGTTGACCTCGATGCTGGCGACATTCCCGCCAAGCTCGAGCATGTTACCCGCCACCTCGGAACGCCCACCCTCTTGATTGAAAGTGGCGGCCGCACGCCTGAAGGGGCGGCCAAGCTTCATGTGTGGTGGAAATTGACAGAGCCGGTGGAGGGCGAGGACCTCGTCACCCTGTGCCGTTTGCGGGGCGACATCGCCGTAAAGGTTGGTGGCGATACCCATTTTCGCTCAGCGCACCAGCCGATCCGGGTCCCAGGCACAGTTTATCATAAGCACGGGCACCAGCGCCTCGTGCAGATCCGCGAACATCGCGACGTCGAGATTGAGCTTTCGGATTTGGCCGAACGGGTCGCCGAAATGCCGCCGCTGCCTGGTGTGGGCTTCGCGAGCGATACCACATCTGTGCCCTCCAAACCCACACTAGAGGCCGTGTTGACGACGCCGGTCCGGGAGGGCGCTGCTGACGACTGGTCACGATTTCAAGGCGCCAGCGCTGCTATCGGACATTATGTTCGTCTGGTCCATGAAGGCCGCTTGGATCCGCTGGAAGGCTGGGAAGCCATCTGCGGCTACAACGCTGCCATGCTGCGCCCGTCCTGGCCGCTGGACCGACTGCAGGCCGAGTCCGAGCGTCTCTGGGCGCTACATGTCAAAAGAAACGGCCCACCGCTCCTGCGACTGCCCCGTGCGGATACACCTGCCGGGCCATTGCCGGCCTTCAGTCTAGGTGCACTGCTGGATGATACCAGCCCGATGCCCGAGGACATCATTGGGCCACGTGTTCTGACGCCTGGCGGTCTTCTTGTGCTCGGCGGCGCACCCAAGGTGGGCAAGAGCGATTTCCTGATTTCCTGGCTCGTGCACATGGCTGCTGGCGTGCCGTTCCTCGGCTTCACGCCGCCCCAACCGCTGCGCGTTTTCTACCTTCAGGCCGAAATCCAGTATCACTACCTGCGCGAGCGCATACGCCAGATAGCGCTGCCGGCCGCCGTCATTACCGCTGCGCGCGATACCTTCATCGCCACGCCAAAGCTGAAAATCCTGCTTGATGCAGAGGGCGTCGCCCGTGTGGCCGATGCTATCCGGGCCGCCTTTCCAGAGGCGCCGCCTGACGTCATTGTCATCGACCCGATACGCAATATCTTCGATGGCGGCCCTGAGGGGGGCGGTGAGAACGACAACACCGCCATGATGTTCTTCCTGAGGGACAGGGTGGAGCCCCTGCGCGAGGCTGTCAATCCGGACGCCGGCATCATTCTCGCCCACCACACCCGGAAAGCGTCGAAGACACAGGTGAAGGAAGACCCTTTCCTTGCGCTCTCGGGCGCAAGTGCGCTTCGGGGCTTCTACACCTCCGGGCTTCTTATGCATCGGCCGGAGGAGGAGAGCAGCGCACGTCGGCTGGAAATCGAGCTTAGGAACGGCCCCGCGCTACCAGGCAAGCTCATCGACAAGGTAAATGGTGAATGGGTCGAATTGAACCCGATGAACGAACGCCTGGTGCGGAAGGAAGTGGGCGCACGCTTCGATGCCGAACGCCTGCGCAAGCACGACGTCATCCTAGGCATGTTGCTCGATGAAGCTGCCAGCGAACGCCTCTACACCGGAACGCAGTTCGCTGAGAGCTTCGAGAACCAGAGCGGTCTGGGCAGCAAGCACACCATCCGCGAGCGCCTCAGCGTGCTGGCAACCAAAGGTTTCGTGAAATTCCTGCGCGATCCGTCCGAGTTTGGTTACCCCATGACCCGGTCACGATTTGGCTACCTCTGCGTCGAAGGCATGCAGTTCGGCACGCCCATCGACCATGTCGATCCGATCACTGGGGAGATCACCACAAAGGCCCGCCCGGTGCTGCCGAGCCACTTCAAATGCCCCCAATCCGGGGTCTCGCTGCAGGTCGAAAACCCCACTGTCTGGGTCTACCCGGAGGGTGCTGAAGACGACCCATCTCATATGAGTGAGGCCTAACTCATATGACATCGGTATGTGTGAGCTCAATAAAATCAATGTGTTACCATATGATATGTCTTTGGCGCCTATGTCATAGCCGAAGACTTCCTGAAGTCATTTTTTGTAATGATTTCAGTATATTGGCCGTTCAGGAGCAGTTAGGTGCTAAACCCCCATACTACGTATGGGGAGGCCACCCCCTGGGGTTGGCCTCTCCTCCCGTGCGTCAGGCCCAATCGCGGGGGCCACCACTTGGTGCGGATTGCATTCTGATCCGACGACGGCGGCCGGTACCGCCAAGCATCAACCGCCGTCGTCTTCCACCCGAGCAGCCAACCAGAAGAGGAGGCCGCACATGGCTGACCCGACTCTCCCTAGCGTCAATCCTGATGCAACCCTGAAAACGCCGTCACGGTCCGAACCGGCACGCACGATCCTTGCACTTGATCTCGGCACCACTACTGGCTGGGCGCTTCGTGGCTTCGACGGCCTGATCACCAGTGGCACCGCATCGTTTAAGCCCGGCCGCTATGACGGCGGCGGCATGCGCTTTTTGCGTTTCACGAACTGGCTGACAGAACTCGATAGGTTGTCCGGGCCAATCTCGGCGATTTGGTTTGAGGAAGTGCGCCGCCACGCAGGCACTGACGCGGCCCATGTCTACGGTGGGCTGATGGCCTCACTGACCAGTTGGGGCGAATTGCGCGGCACTCCCTACGAGGGAGTGCCGGTGGGCACGATCAAACGCCATGCCACTGGCCGCGGCAATGCTCCCAAAGAGGCCATGATCGCCTCGGCACGTGCCCGCGGCTACTGCCCGGCGGACGACAACGAGGCCGATGCGATCGCCATCCTGCACTGGGCCCTAGACACCCGGGGAGGTGTGGCATGAGGCTCTACCCCAAAGGTTACGGTGGCCAGCGCAGAGATCCTGAGCAGGTAAAGCGCGACGGTTGGCACGAACAGGGCCTGCTTGCTGTCAGCATCGACGATCATCGGTTAACCTGGCCGGAGCTTGCGCTGGTCGAACAGCTGGGCTCCAAGCTCTACGGCAAGCGGAGCCCGGCAAAGGAGGCGCGCCATGGTTGACCGCACCTGGACCGCCGACGACGTCGCCGATCATTTCGAGGAGGCGTTCCGAACCCTGCGCAAGCTGCCGCTGGTAAGAGTGCAGGGATATTTCAACGCCTGGCCCGACATCGTGCGGTCGGAAAAGGAGATCCTCGCGATGGAGCCGCAGCCGATGCGGGTCTGGCCTTCGACCTCTGCGATCACCCGGCTTGAGCAGACGTTCGATTGGGTGCTCTGGATTGATGAGGCCGAGCGCAGGCTGGTCTGGTGGCGGGCAGCCCGCCGCTCCTGGAAGGAGATCACCTACGAATTGGGCGTCGATCGCAGCACCGCTTGGCGGCAGCACAAGCTTGCGCTGACCAAGATAGCAGCCCGGCTAAATGCTGCAGGTGCATAAAGTGTTGCAACACTTTTCCTTTCGACATTTGCAACAAATTCATGCTATCTGAAAGGCATGATGGGGAGAGTGCGTCGGGAAGACGTATCTCCCCTTTTCTGTTCTGGACTTGGGTGGTCGAAGCAGTGCAACCGGTGATCGGCTTTCCGAAAAACTGTCTCCGCACAAAATGATCCGCCTCGCAACCCATTGAAATTGAATGGGTCCCTCCTGTTCGTGACCGTATTCGGGGGGGCGAGGCCCGAGGGTTTCCCAGTGACACCCCTGAAAACACCCGTTTCGTTTCGCTTTCACACGACACCCAACAAAACAAAGGCCTGACGGTCTGACACAACCCGCCTGAACCGAAACGGGGAGCCGACCCCATTTCGCTTTGCGAACCTCGAGTTCGCGCATCAAGCATCCTCAAGGACATCACCATGGACGTCGTCGACCTGCCGCTCGAGCAGATCATTCCCTATGCGCGCAACCCGCGCCGGAACGAGCAGGCGATTGCGACGGTCGCGGCGTCGATCCAGGAATTCGGGTGGCGCCAGCCTATCGTTGTCGACGAGGCGATGGTGGTTCTCGCCGGGCACACGCGGCTGGAAGCGGCGCGCAAGCTCGGGTTCAAGACTGCGCCGGTGCATGTGGCCAAAGGGCTGACGACGTCCCAGGCGCGGGCCTTCCGGATCATGGACAACCGTTCCAGCGAAAACGCCGAGTGGGACAAAGACCTTCTGAACCTCGAACTGGCGGATCTGCTTGAGGCGGATTTTGACCTCGGGCTGACGGGCTTCACAGACGACGAATTGAACGCGCTGATGAACAGCCTCGAGGACCGCGCCGGCCCGCAGGAGGGTGAGGACGATGTTCCAGACCCCCCCGAGGATCCGATCAGCCGCCCGGGCGATCTCTGGATCCTTGGTAACCATCGGCTGCTCTGCGGCGACAGCACCGTGGCCACGGATGTCGAGAGAGTGCTGAAC